TTCTCCATTTCATTGGTGATGCTATTTCAGTTCCTTACTTTGTGAAGACAAAATCCTGGGATGTGGTTATAATGCTATCATTCCTTTTGATAATCTCTTTATCAAAAATATTATGAACATCTTCGTCACAACTCCCGATCCCCACATGTCTGCTCAGGTTCTTCCTGACAAACATGTGGTCAAGATGCCTTTGGAGGCATGTCAAATGCTCTCTATCATATACTCATCTTGGTACTATGATTGGGGTCCTATTCATAAAATGAATGGTGAACCATATGCCACCAAGAAAGGTGCTTTTCGTAATCATCCCTGCACTAAGTGGGCAGCAGAATCAGTATTCAATACTGCTTGGTTGATCCAGCATGGATGTGCTCTTGCCCATGAATACTGGCATCGTTATGATAAGGTTCATTCCTGTGCTCAAACATTGTTTGAAGCAAAGAAGATGTTCCAAAATGTTTCTGGTCAAGCAATAACCTGCTACTCTATGGCAGACAATTACGCCCGCGCCATGCCTGATGAGTTTAAATTTGACACAAGCATCGACACTTTTACTGCTTACAAAATGTATATCGCATCCAAACCTTGGGTTGCATCTAATTATCTTCGTGACGAATCCAGAAAACCGGATTGGGTATAAATGAAACATATTCTTTTTACTTTGAAAGGATGTCCATTTGATTTACTTGATGATAAAGAGTTCATACGAATGGTTTTGTTTAGAGCATCAAAAGAATGTAAATCAACACTACTTGATCTGACAGTACATAAGTTTGATCCTCAGGGTGTGACTGGAATTGCTATGCTTGCTGAGAGTCATCTCAGTATCCATACTTGGCCAGAGAATGGTATGGCAGTTTGTGATGTCTTTACTTGTGGGGATACTGCTATACCTGAAAAAGGTGTAGAATATATGAAAGAACAATTGAAGGCAACTGATATTGTGTCAAATGAATTTGTTCGACCTTTAGAATGAAAACTACTTTAACAGTTGATGATGATGGGATTCTAACCTTCCCCGATGAACTAATGAAAGAAACTGGTTGGATAGAAGGGGATGTGCTAGAATGGATCCCTAATGATGATGGTTCGTTTACTTTGGTGAAAAAAGAACATGCGTGATGAATTTCTTTGGGTTGAGAAGTACCGACCCAAAACTATTGAAGAATGTATTTTACCAACTTCTATTAAGAAGACCTTTCAAGACTTCCTAGATAAAGGAGAGGTTCCCAATCTGTTGTTGTCAGGTCCCGCAGGTTGTGGTAAAACTACAGTAGCAAAAGCACTCTGCAATGAACTAGGAGTAGATTTTTATGTCATCAATGGATCCGATGAGGGACGCTTCCTTGATACGGTCAGAAATACTGCAAAGAATTTCGCTTCGACCGTATCACTTCAAGCGACTGGCAAACCCAAAGTCATCATCATCGATGAGGCTGATAACACAACAAACGACGTACAACTCCTACTTAGGGCGTTTTGTGAGGAGTTTCATGGGAACTGCAGGTTCATCTTTACCTGTAACTACAAAAACAAAATCATCGACCCCCTCCACTCTCGTTGTGCCGTCGTTGAATTTTCAATCAGAGGAAAAGAACGACAAGAACTCGCCGCCCAATTCTTCAAGCGGTTACAAACCATCCTGGATAAGGAGAGTGTTGGATATGAGTCGAAAGTTCTTGTCGAACTCATCAACAAACACTTCCCCGATTGGCGACGTGTCCTCAACGAATGTCAAAGATACTCGTCAGGTGGACAAATCGACACCGGTATTCTTGCCCATTTTTCCGATGTAAAGGTAAATGACCTCATTAAAAAACTCAAGGAGAAGGACTTTCCTGAGGTACGCAAGTGGCTCGTTTCTAATCTGGATAACGATACTTCTGTACTCCTTCGCCGTATCTATGATGCTCTATATGATGCCCTTAGCAACTCTAGCATTCCTGCTGCTGTGCTTGTTCTTGCTAAGTATCAGTACCAATCTGCCTTCGTTGCTGACCAGGAAATAAACATGCTTGCATGTCTTACTGAAATTATGGTGGAGTGTGAATTCAAATGACAAAACAAAAATTAAAAGCACAAGTTAAATCAAGGTTCTATTATGTCTTCTGGGGCACAGCAACTGTTGCTGTTGTTCTGGGTCAGTTGTATGTGGGAACTGGATATCGTATTCTTCATGGAGGGATGCAGGAACTGATGAACAAAGTTGATGGAGTGCTCCTCCATGCATCACCTGATGATGGTCCTAAATTTCTATGAAGTCTTACAAAACACCACTTCGTTATCCTGGTGGCAAGTCTCGTGCTTGTGTCAAGATGGATCAGTATATTCCTGATCTCAGGGATTTCAAAGAGTATCGCGAACCTTTCTTGGGTGGTGGATCTGTGGCAATTTACATTACAAAGAAGTATCCAAATCTCAATGTCTGGGTCAATGATTTGTATGAACCACTGGTCAATTTCTGGAAGACCTTACAGGATGACGGTCATGCTCTCTACAAACGACTTCAAGAACTGAAGTCTAAAAATCCAGAACCAGTATCAGCAAAACAATTATTTCTAGACGCTAAGGAGAAACTAAACGATGATTCAACATCCAACCTATCTGCTGCTGTGTGTTTTTATATTGTTAATAAGTGCTCTTTCTCTGGTCTCACTGAGTCCAGTTCCTTCAGCAAGCAAGCGTCAGTTAGCAATTTCTCGATGCGAGGCATTGATAAACTCCCTGGATATACCGAACTAATTGGTAACTGGAAGATCACTAATGGTCGCTATCAAGAACTGCTTACGGATGATAAGTCTACATTCACATATCTAGATCCCCCATACGAAATTGATTCTAACCTCTATGGGAAGAGAGGTAATATGCACAAAGGATTTGACCATGATGTTTTTGCTACCATCTGTGATCGATTTGTTGGACCTCAACTCATATCCTATAATTCATCTCAACTTATCAAAGACCGCTTCAAAGAATATCAAGCGGGTGAGTTTGACCTGACTTATACCATGCGTTCAGTTGGTGAATACATGCGCGAACAAAAAGACAGAAAGGAACTACTACTGTATAACTATGGAATTGAAGCACTGGCTGAACTCAATTAACTTCACCAAAGAAGATCTCTCAGAGGAGATCAAGACATATCCTCCATATATCATCAATCGTTGTCTATCGGGACACTTGGATTGTGTGATGTTTGCTAATGAAATGAATAAGCATCATCACCTAGACAAAGACATGCAATATTCTTTTTATCTAAATAGTCTCAGGAAAAAGAAGAGATTCTCTCCCTGGCTCCGAAAGGATAAAGTCACGGACCTAGAAAGCATCAAAAAATACTATGGATATAGTAATGAAAAAGCGTCCCAAGCTCTGAAAATCCTGACTAAAGAACAGATTAACTTTATTAAACAACGACTTGACACTGGAGGAATGTAATGACCATGACTGTTGAACCCACTGTAGAATGGTCTCAGGATCAAATGGTAGAAGTGGTTCTTAATGAACCAGATGACTTTCTTAAAGTTCGCGAAACTCTGACCCGTATTGGAGTTGCGTCCCGTAAGGAGAAGAAACTCTATCAGTCATGCCACATCCTGCACAAGCAGGGAAGATACTTCATTGTTCACTTTAAGGAACTGTTTGCCCTGGATGGCAAGCACGCAAACTTGACATTGAATGATGTTCAGAGACGCAACCGCATTGTCCGTCTCCTGGCAGACTGGGGACTGATCTCTGTGGTCAAACCAGACTCTGTGACTGACATTGCACCTTTGAACCAAATCAAAGTTCTGGCGTATAAGGATAAGTCGGATTGGGTTTTGGAGCAGAAGTATAATATTGGCAAGAAAGGAAAGACCCAGGAAACCGAATAAATAAGACTGAGACCTTTCGTGCGGTCTCTACGAAAGTCGGAACTTACAAGCACCCTTGACGGGGTGCTTTTTTATGTTATGATGTATAAATAATAAAACATTGATCGTTGTTTTTACAGGGATCGTATTTAATTAATTTAAAAATGGCAAGGAAAGTAAGGTTTGAA